ACCAGGTTTGGGATTGGACGAGGTTTGGTGAATTTTTACAATTCCCCAGTCAAGACCGTGGTTGGCGTGAGGTTGTGTTTGGTTGGTTTGGCGTGCGCAAGTACGTCTACCATAAAATACACCACGCACGGCCATGGGAGGTGTGCCCACATAGAGCTTTGGTTTGGTTGTTGCCACAATACACGGCTTGGAAAGTGCGTTGGTTGCCTAGTGATTTACGTGCTAGACCGCTTGCTCGTATACGTTATGCTGATGTCACCAGGCCCGGCTGGAACGTTCTTACGTATGTCAAGGAAACTGAGATGCGTATTAGTTTCGGACGTGTTGGTGAGGATGCTTGCATGGATATGAATAAGGAGCACTTTGATGTGCTTATGGGCTTGCAATCTGCCCAATCGGTAACCAGTCGTATGTTGGGTATGGGTTACAATAAACCGGAAGAGCTAGCCCTAGTGGCACAATACCACCGCAAGGCTGAGGTTGCCCAGAACGAATCAGTTCGTTTGTCAAGGCCGATCTCAGTTCGAGTCCATTGGCCAGCTTCTTTTGAAGCCGAGTCCGTTGAGTGTTCTGCGAGGAGTTATTCCTCGCCACTCGTCACTGATGAGAACTTGATGCCAATGATTAAGCGCTGGGAGTGTTTGTCGGATTCATTGGAACGTAGGGTGACCTTTGTTCGTAATGATACTGAGCCACCCAAGCGGTATAATAAGTTGGCTGAAGAGTTCGTGAGACTTGTGGTCCCCACGCCAAGTGTGGGCCATCCATATACTCTTGAGCAAACAGTGTTGGAATTGTCAAAGCCTAGTCAAGTTTTGGCCGTAGCGAATATTTGGGAAACGGTTGATATGAACCATAGAAGGCTGATTGAGTCATTCGTGAAGAATGAACCCACGATGAAAAATGGTCGGATTATTTCTTCATTTGCTGACGCTCGCTTTCTATTGAAATTTTCAGCCTTTTCCTTACAATTTCGTGATAAGGTTCTGCACACTGATAATTGTAAGCATTGGTTTTGCCCGGGGTTAACGCCGGGACAAATTGCCAAGAAGGTTCAAGAGTATGTCGGGTCCGTCCATTGCCCAGCAGAGGGTGATTATTCAAATTTGGATGGATCGGTTTCATAGTGGTTACAGCGGCGAGTGATGAATGCGGTATACCATCGTTATTACCACCCAGACTATGTTAAGGAGTTGTCTAGCTACACAGACATGATGGTTTCTTGCCCAGCTCGGGCGAAGAGATTTGGCTTTCGTTATGATGCCGGTGTTGGAGTCAAGAGTGGTTCACCAACCACTTG